GGTCAAAAGTCCGCAACATTTAGCTTCAAGACCGTTCGCTTATTTCCGTGTGCAAAGCCGCGTAATTATATGGGGGGGTGGTTTCCAGGTGGCGGTCATTGTTCGCGTCCAGATTTGTGAGTTATGAAAATGGGAAGAACTGCAAAACCAACTAATCTAAAGATTGTTACAGGTAATCCTGGGAAGCGTGGCTTTAACAAGCAAGAGCCAGATCCAGAGTATTTGAGCGACTTGACGCCGCCGGCATTTCTGTCCGAATCTGCAAAGATTGTATGGAATGAAATCGCGCAGAATCTCCGGAACGCTAGATTGCTATCTAAAGTTGACGTTCCGATTCTTGCCATGCTTTGTGAATCAATCTCGGCTTACCGAAAGGCAAACAAGCAATGTTCAGATAATCCTTTAGTACATTCTGAAAACACTGGTGGAGATGTTCTTAGTCAGTGGAAGATTGTTGAGGCAATGAGTCTCAAGCAGGTGCTTGCATTGGCGAAAGAGTTTGGCATGACACCGGCAGCTCGCACGCGCATTTCGATACAGCCGCAATTAAGTTTGTTCGGTGACGAACCTGGTCAAAGTTACCTCACGTGACCCAGTAACCACATACGCCCGGAAAGTAGCGGCAGGAAAGATCATCGCAGGCCCGCACGTTAGGGCGGCATGTGACAGGCACCTGGAAGATTTAGAAAAAGCCCCGTCAAGGGGCTTTTTTTTCGATCTGAATATTGTCGAGCGCGTCATTGGTTTTTACCGGGACGTGTTGCGGCTCAACGGCGGCGATTACGAGGGTTTACCGTATGAGCTGCTCGACTGGCAGAAATTCATCGTCGGCAGCCTGTTCGGTTGGGTCGACGCGGACGGATACCGCCGCTTTCGCATAGCCTATCTCGAAACCGGAAAAGGCGGCGGCAAATCACCGCTGGTTGCAGGGATCGGGCTATACGGACTGGCTGCTGATGGCGAAATGCGCGCCGAAGTTTACGCGGCAGCAACCAAGAAAGATCAAGCCATGGTGCTATTCCGTGACGCGGTGGCGATGGTTGATCTATCGCCGGTGCTATCCCGGCGGCTGAAAAAAAGCGGGCGTGGCGAGCAGACTTGGAATATTGCTTACCTGGATAACGGCAGCTTCTTCCGACCGATCTCGTCGGACGATGGACAATCAGGCCCGCGTCCGCACATCGGGCTGATCGACGAAGTGCACGAACACAAAACCGCGCACGCAATCGACATGATGCGCGCCGGTTTCAAGTTCAGGAGGCAACCGATGATCGTCATGATCACCAACAGCGGCTCGGACAAAAAGAGTCCGTGCGGCGTGCATCATGACTACGCGATCAAAGTGGCAAGCGGACAGGTGATCGATGACGAATTCTTCGGCTACGTTTGCGCGCTGGACGAAACCGACGACCCGTTCAAGAACGAAGAATGCTGGCACAAAGTAAACCCGTCGCTACGCTACGGTCTGCCGGGCATCAAGTACCTGCGCGGGCAAGTCAAAGACGCAAAGGGCATGCCCAGCAAAGAAGCCATCGTGCGGCGGCTCAACTTTTGCCAATGGACAGAAGCATCGAACCCGTGGATATCGTTTGAAGTCTGGAAAGGCGCGCATCGTGTTTACGACTGGCGCGATCTGCGCGGGCGCAGAGCATACGGCGGGCTGGATCTCGGATCGACAACCGATTTAACAGGGCTTGTGTTATGGGTGGAGCCGATAGAACCGGACGAGCCTTGGCGATTAATACCCTTCGCATGGCTTCCAGACGAGGGGCTTGGGCACAAGGAAGAGCTGGATCGTGTCCCCTATTTCGCATGGAAAACAGCGGGCTTCCTGGAAACAACACCAGGCCGTGCAATCAGCAAGCGCTCAATCTTGCAACGCCTAGCCGAATTGCAGGACTGCTTCGACATTCAATGTCTGGCGTATGACCGTTGGCGCATGCAGGATTTGATTCAACTGGCATCGGACGACGGCTTCGAACTGCCGGAACTGGTGCCATTCGGCCAGGGTTACAAAGACATGAGTCCTGCGCTTGAAATGTTTGAGACCGCATTGCTGAATGGCGAAGTGGTACACAACGGACACCCAATTATGACCATGTGCGCCGCCAATGCGGTAACAGTGCAAGATCAAGCGGGCAACAGGAAGCTCGACAAAATCAAAGCAACAGGGAGGATCGACCTAATGGTTGCAGCGGTGATGGGTGCGGGCGTTGCTTTGAGCAGAAAGATTGAAAACAGCACCATAGAACAAGGCTACGTTACCCTGTGAACAATTACGGCACCGATCAAACATCGTCCAAAGGCAGCGTGGTTCTAGCCAAATTCCTTGCCGACAGACAGGCCGAGCGTGACGCGCAGCCATTGCAAATAAGGAACGCAACCACCGATTCCGTGTTGATCAAGAGCGGTGATCCGCAGGTGCTCGAATTGTTTGGTGTGCCGCAGGCGTCTTCCGGTTATTCTGTTACCGAAAATTCAGCTATGCGAGTCGCAGCGGTTGCTGCGTGCGTTCAGCTTATCAGCGGAACGATCGCAAGCCTGCCGCTGCCGGTCTATGAAGAGACAGACGAAGGCCGCAAAAAAGTCAACAACTTGCCGGTATACAACCTGCTAAACGGCAGGCCGTGCCCAGGGTGGACGGCGGCGAGCATGACAGACCGCTGGATTCGGTCGGTTGCTTTTCGCGGGGACGCATTCACGCGCATCATCAGAGATCGGTTCGGCGAACCATTAAAAATGATCCCGCTGCACCCAGACAGGGTGCGCTGCACTGTCCCGGACGATGGTGAGATTTTCTATGCGTACCAACCGAAAAACGGGAATCCGATAGGAATACATGCAGATGACATGCTGCACATTCCAGGCTTCGGGTACGACGGAGAGACGGGCCGCGCGAAATCCATCATCCACTACGCAGCACATCAATCGATTGGCATTGCGTTGGCGGCGGATGATTTCAGCGGGTACTTTTTCCAGAACAGTGGCATGCAGAAGTACGCAATCAAGGCTGCAAGGCGGATGGAACCAGAGCTGATCGCACAGCTGAAAGACGAATTCACACGGAAATATGGAGGCGCGGAAAAAGCTGGCGTTCCGATGGTGCTGACCGAAGGGCTGGATTTGAAGGAAATCAGCCTGTCGTCTGCTGATGTTCAACTACTCGAAAGCCGCAAATACCAGGTCATCGACATAGCACGCGCGTTCGGCGTGCCACCCTTCATGATCGGCGCAAACGACACAACGACAAGCTGGGGCAGCGGCATAGAACAAATGACGCTCGGATTCCTGAAATTCACGCTGCAAGCCTACCTGACTAAGATCGAACAGGAAATCAACAGCAAACTATTCCCGGATGGGAAAAGGTTTGTCGAATACAACCTGCAAGGACTGCTGCGCGGCGATTCGGCATCCGAGGCTAAATACCTGCGTGAAGCGCTTGGCGGATCGCAAGGGCCGGGATGGATGATGCTTGACGAAGTACGCGCGGTCAAGAATTTGCCGAAGGTCGGCGAAGATCGCGGAGGAAATAGATTTTATGAACCCAAAGGAATAACCAATGAAAGCACAAAGAAAACTGATCCAGCTATTGCAGAGTAATCGGAGCGAATCGCCAAAAGCGCTGCGTGTCGAGAATCAATCCGATGCGTCAACTATTTATCTCTATGGAGTGATAGATGAGGATTTTGGTGTGTCTGCTGAAGCGCTTGCAAAAGAATTGGATGCATTGCGCGGCGTTGCCGTGACGCTCCGCATCAACTCACCTGGCGGTGACGTATTCGATGGGCGCGCCATGTATGCAGCGATTCGCCAGCACGGTAACGTGAACGCGCAGATCGACGGACTCGCAGCCAGCGCGGCCACTTATGTAGCGATGGCGGCAAAATCGATCAGCATGATCGATGGCGGATTCATGATGATCCACAACGCATGGACGCTGGCATTCGGAAACAAAAATGACTTTATCGAAATCGCCGATCTGTTGGATAAATTCGATCAATCGATCGTCTCCGATTACATCAAAAAAACCGGAAAATCGGCAGAAGAAATTGCCGCGATGATGGACGCGGAAACCTGGATGAACGCCAAGGAAGCTTTGGAAATGGGATTCGTTGACAACATATTCGACGGTGACGTTGCGCAAGAACCGGCGGAATC